AGTTCAAATTCATCATTATCACTGTATGCATCATATTTATCCTCTTGTTCATATTGACGAACATTATATGCAACAAATGATGTTGTTCCTGTTGACAGTGTAAATGATGTTGATGATGTGTTCAGACTTGGAGAATCCATAGTTATTGTACCTGCACCGATTGATACAACTGTAACACCTAATCCAATTACATTATCTACCGCTGATACAGCAGCACCAACTGATATTCCAGTTGTACTGATTCCAGTGATTAATGTTGTTGATACACCAACTGTTCCAGTAGTTGTTCCTGTAGATACGAACACTGTTTTATGAATCCTATGTCCAGTTCCCGGATCAATACCTGTTTGTATTCTAACTTCCTCACCCGGAATGAATCCACTAATTGTTGATCCGATTCCAACATTTGTGATTTTAAGAACTTTTGTATCTGAATCCCATGATCTAACTATTGCCTCTGTATTTGATGTTTGACCAACAACAAGATCATTATATAAGTAATTTCCACGACCCGTGATTATATTTGGATCTGCAACTGTAACTGTTGGTGCAACTGTGTACCCTACACCGGGGTTAACAGGTCTTATAGA